ATAGTATCAGCAGGACACGAACAAAATTATTATCAACAAATGACAGTTCAGTCTGCAGATGTAAATGCAGGCAAAGTTTTGGTCTTTGCATTTAGGCAAGACTCAGCTAATTCAGATTATTCAATTAATGCAACAGTAAAGTATCATTTAAGGTAGAGGAGTAAAAATGGCAAATGTTAATGTAAATTTAAGTTTAGGGCAAAATGCTTTTAGTAAAAGCAAAAATTTTAATCAAGTATTTGAAAACACACAAGAAGTAGATAATACAGATGGATTTATAACAATTCTTAGTGTAAGTGCAACAAAAGGCACTTCTATAGTTCCTTCTTTAAAAGCATTTTGTATTTATAATGAAGGAGATGTTCCTGCAGAAGTGCAGTTTACTTATCAAGAATGGAAAAATAATTCAAATGTAGATGATGCAAATGCAGTAGATACTGGAGGAGGCTCTACAAATTTAAGATATGCTACTGTTCTTTTGCCTGCAGGTGATTTTATATATCTTCCAAATGGTAGATTTTGTGGATACAATGCAGATGCCTCAGCAGCAAATGCTACTACTGTAGATAATACAGCACCTAATTCTAATATGTATGTAGATAGTGGTGCTGATGTAGACAATACAACTGCAAGTGGTATAGTCGGTAGTGCAAGCGATACTACAGTTTATTTAGAAAGTGGTCATTCAAAATATTTTAAGGTTGGAGATTTAATTAGATGTACTAATGAAATAATGGAAGTAACTGCTGTTGGAACAGGTGCAGACTTAGCCAATAGCACACTTACAGTTAAGAGGGGATTGTTTGGCTCTACAGCAGCAAGCGACCATTCAGATGATGATGATGTCTTATTTCCATTCTTTAATATGGTTGCAGACTTTGATAAATTTTCTACTGCACAGACTGATAAAAATGGTGTTTTTCATGCTAAAAACTTTTTTGGATATGGAAGGACAGGAGATGCAATATCTGATGGAGTGCAAGCAGGTTCTGTAGGGATTAAATTTTATCAAGCAGGCTATCAAGAATTAGGATTATCTGGAATAACTCCAAATACTAATAGTGGTTTAGCAGCCTCTACTGCATATCAATTTAATATAACAGTAGATGGTGGAAGTGCTTATTCTTTATCGTTTACAACAGATTCTTCTAATACAAATTTTGGTGGAAAAAATGGAGTTATTAATAAAATACAAGATGTATTAAATCAACAGTTTTATACAACTAGCTCTAATTTATTTGAGAAAAGAGTTACTGTAGGAATTGTAAATGGGGATGTTAGATTTACATCTGGGCAGCATTTATCTACATCAGCTATAGCACTAGCAGATTCAAGTGGAAGTGATACTGATGTCTGGGGAGTTGGTAGATTTCCTGCTGTTGCTAATGTAGAGGCAGCAGTTGCAGCAAAACTTCCAGATGATACAGTTTATGATAAAGAAACTTATGATGCTTCTCCTAACAAATCTGCCTTTATGTATGATGATGGGCAAGGTAATTTGATTGGAGCAGGTACTGGTAGAATAAATTATGAAACTGGAGAAATTAGATTTACTTCACTCCCTAATGCAAATTTTGTTTTAAATGTTATACATTCTTCTGCTCATGCAGGAGGTGTAGATGCTAATACCACTAATGGAAAAAACACAATACAGCAAATAGGTGCAAGAAGTGTAAATCCGAAATTAAATACAACTATTAAGATTTTAGCTTATAATTAAAAGGGGAGGAGTTAGTTATGTATGGTAAAAAATCATATGGCAAAAAGAAAATGAAAAGAAAAAAGAAAAAAATGAAGGTTAGGAAAAGGAAGTGAAATGGCAAAATATCAAGGAAAATCAGTTAGATTAAATAAGCCATCTCGCATTACCAAAGGACAAGCAGGTTATGGTCGTAAGAAATTTAAAGTCTTTGTTAAAAGTGGAAACAAAGTAAAGAAAGTTATGTTTGGCGATCCTAATATGAGAATTAAAAAATCAAGCCCTGCTAGAAGAAAATCATTTAGAGCAAGACATAAATGTTCTACAGCTAAAGACAAAACAACAGCAAGATATTGGTCTTGTAAGAAGTGGTAGTCTATGCCTAGAAAGAAAAGAAAAAGCACAGTAAATAAAGCAGGTAATTATACCAAGCCTACAATGCGAAAAAGATTGTTTCAAAAGATATTAAGAGGAAGCAAAGGTGGTAGAGCAGGTCAATGGAGTGCAAGGAAAGCACAGATGCTTGCTCGCCAATATAAAGCTAAAGGTGGGGGTTATAAATAGTGGCATTAAAAAAATCTCAAAAATCATTAAAGAAATGGACTGCACAGAAGTGGGATTATATTAGCCCTAAAGATAAGAAAAAGCCTAAAAGTAAAAGAGGTAGATATTTGCCTAAATCTGTAAGAGCTTCTTTAACACCTGCTCAAAAGGCTTATGAAAATAGAAAGAAAAGAAAAGCCACAAAAGCAGGGAAACAAAGAGCAAGTTATTCAAAAAAAGTTAGAAGGAAAATGAGAGGTAAATAATGGCAACAGCACCAACATATTGCACACATAGAGAATTAAAAGATGTATTTCCACAAGTAGATTCATTTGATACTAAAAGAGCTTTATATGGATGGACAGAAGTAACAACAAATAAATATGCAGCACACAATAGTGGATTAACGACTCAACTATTTGTTGATGGGGAAGATTTAGGAGCAGCTCAATCTGCCCATACAGACCTAAATGTCGAGGGAGAATGGTTTTATAATAGTGCAGAAGATATTACTTATTACTACTCAGCAAGTAATCCAAATGATAAACTTGTAGAATCAGGAGAAGAATTTTCTGCATTAATCACAAGAATCACAGCAAATGCTAGTAGATACTTAGATGCTAAACTTGATCCTAATCTTCCTAAAGAACAATTTAAAGATAAAGCAGGTAATTTTGATTACATTATAGTTAGAACAACTGCACTTATAGCTGCTTCATTTCTAATTACAAGCCACGATCCAACATCTGAAATAGCAACAGCTTTAATGGAAGATGCACAAGGAAATATAGATTCTCTAAATAAAGGAGGAGCAGCATTATCATGGCAGACAACAGGCGACTCATCAAAAGGAATTATAAGAGATGTTACTTATACATCAGGAAGTGTAAGACCAGTAGATTTAAAAGGCAGAGCTTCTGGAGTTGATTATGACTTAATTAAAGTTAAAATTAGTGCAGATACAGCAGGAGCAATAGGAACTGCTAAATACAATGTTTTTATTAAAGATGGTACTGGACTGAAAAATACTCAGCTAGTAAATGAAGAAGTTATTACTGGAGATTATCAAAGCCTTGCTTATGGATTACAAATAAGATTTGGTGGCGAAAATGCAACTGCATCATCAGGTATATCAGCAAGCACAGCCACAGCGAATGATGAGTGGGAAATAGAGGTAGCAGGGTTTCAAGAAGAAGTAGATAATTCTGCAATGAATAGTGTAAAAATGACAAGAGGTGGAGGAAAAGGCTTGACCAAATACCATAGACCACGAAATTTGGAAAATTACTAAAATGGCAGTAACTTTTACAAACAATTTTAAGAATATTTTAGACAAGTTAGAGTCTATAATTGAGGCAGAGTTTAAAGGTGCATTGCCTGTTTATAAAGGCAATACTGTACCTAAAGGTGTCAATCAAGCACTTAAACTAGTTCCTACTGGTAGTGTTTTAACAGAGTATAACACTCTTTCTGAAACAAGAGAATATACAATTAATGTTACATTCTTATTTAATGAGGCTAACATAAGAGAAACAGCCTTAGATCATGTGCTTAGATATGTTTCAAGAATAGAAGCATTAATACACGATAATATGACAATGACTCTTTCTGATAGCACATTTGCATTTAATTGCAGATTTGACTCTACAGATTTAAACACAGACGAAGAATCTAATGTTTATGTAGTTCAATGGCAGTATAAGTGCCAACATTTAAGTAATGCAGCTTAGGAGCAAATATGAAAATTAAAATTAAAGATAAAGATAACCCTATAACAAAGTTATGGTGTTTTACACACAAGGGTTATGAATCTTCAATAATAGAAAAGATTAATTCTGGAAAGCAAGTTGAGGTTGAGAAAGTTCCAAAGCCTGCTTGGGATTATGTGGAAAAAATTCAAAAAGTTAAAAAAAATAAGGAGAAGTAAGAAATGGCTATCAATACAGCAGCCTTTTCACCTAAACAATTTCAAGTCTTAATAGCAGAACAAGATGCTTTTGGAACTATAGAAGCAGGGGGTGGAAATGCTTATCATGCTTTAGATGTTGATTCTGTGGGAACACCATCTTTAAATCCAACACAAGCTCTTGATGTTAGAACTGGAAGTAGGGTGTTGCAAAAAGAAGATTTCTTTCAAGACAATAAAGCATCAGTAAAAGAAATATCAGTATCAGGAACTGCTACAACTGCAGCACTTGATATGCTTTTAGAAAATATAACAGGAGAAGCAGAAGGAAGTGCGAGTGGGATTTATAGTTTTGCATCTAATGCGGGAGTTCAGTCGGTTGGAAAATCAGACTCAAGTCAAGCAGGAACATTGCTTTCTGTTGTAGTAAAATCCCCTTTAAGTAATTCAGATTTGTCATTTAAGGATTGTGTTGTAACTAGCCTTTCTTTAAGTGGAGATGCAGGAACAGAAGGTGGAAGAATTAAATTTTCAGTAACATTTCAAACAGGAACTGTAGTAGAAGATTTGTCAGATGCTTCAACAACAGTAGATACTACTTTTGCTGCTAGTGAAAATTACTTTATGAGCAACTGGTCTGATGTTGCCTATAGAAAAATATATGGAGTTGATGATTTAGTTTTAAGTGCATTTACATTAACATTAGAAAACCCTGCAACATTTGTTGGATTATCAACAACTGGATATGAAACTGTATCAAGAGCAGGTGAGTTTTCTGCTACTTTAGATGTTACAGCTAAATATGATGCTAATACAGAGCCTTTAATGGCTAGCTTTAACAATCAAACTCAACAAGCTGCAACTGCTGCACAAGAAACTAAATTAAATCATCAAGATGCACTAGCTGATGGCAGTTTTGGTATAAGTATGCCAAAAACAATTTTAACTAATGTTGCATTTAATGAAGGTGATGTAATGATGTTGGATGTTTCTGCTAAAGCAGTTGGTGATGGATCAAATGCTCTAGTAGAAGTTGCTTGTTAATTAAATAAGAGGATGTATGGAAATCAAACTAAAATCAGGTAAGTCTTTTAAAATTAAAGAAAATATTTCTTTAGATGAAAGAGATGAATTAATGGATAGCATTGAGTATGAGTGGGATAGTAATGGTAATATGAAGGGTGTTAAGATGATGAATAAAACTATTACTAAATGGCTTAGAACTTGTCTTGCTGATGGAAACTCAGATGAAGAACTTGTAAAATGGTCTTTAGAAGATAGAACAGATGCTTTCGTTAAAATACAAGAGAAATTAACATTGGGGGAAGGCAAAGTCTCCAAATAGAACTTAATATTCTTGGAAACACCTGTGGAGGCTGTCAGTTTCATAGTTTCCCCTACAAAGCACAACTTCCTATCAGAATAGATGGTAAATATTCTACAAAAGAATTTACTTGTGATGAAGATGTTTGGGAGATTATTGACTTATTAATTGAAGAAGTCAAAGATGCAAATGAAAAAGGCAAAGAGTTTGATTTAGCACAGTCTATCAATGCTCAAATGCCTTTTTTTGCTTGTAGGAATATATTTTACAGCAAGTCTATACAAAAAGATATACAAAGATATGTTTACTGCAAAGACTTAGGCACAAGTCCATATGAAGGCTCTTACAATGAACATCCTGCAATTTGGGTAGAAAAATATTTTATAATAAAAAGTTCTTTTGCAAAATTAGAAAAAATGCAAATAGACAAAGCTAAACAAGAGAGAAAAAATGGCTGAAAAATTAACGATAATATTTGATTTTAAAGATCAAGGTTTAAAAAGACACATAGATGCCTTAACTGCATCTCACAATAAGCTAACAAAAACACATCAACCTTTAATAGATCAACAAAAAAAATTAAGTCAACAACAGAAGAAAACATCAAAAGGATTATTTACATTAGGTCATGATGCAAGAAATACATCAGGAGCTTTTTCAGTTCTTCGTTCACAAATGCTACTTGCTTCTTTTGCTATGGGTATTGCTATTCGACCACTTTTAAATTTAGCTAAAGCTAGTTCTGATTATAATGAAACCTTAAACAAATCTTCTGTAGTATTTGGTGATAATATAGAGATAGTTAAGAAGTGGGCTGAAAACTTAGGAAATAGTGTAGGTAGAGCTACTTCAAGTTTAATGTCAATGGTTTCTACACTTCAAGATACATTTGTACCCTTAGGCTTTACTAGGGAGGTTGCAGCTCAACTTTCTACATCAATGACGAAATTAGCAATAGATGTTGCAAGTTTTAATAATAAACTAGATGCAGATGTTCTTAGAGATTTCCAAAGTGCTATTGTGGGTAATCACGAAACTGTAAGAAAATATGGAATAATTTTAACTCAATCTGCCCTAAAACAAGAAGCATTTAACTTAGGACTCCATAATGGTAAAGGAGAGTTATCAGAATCAGCAAAAGTTCAAGCAAGATTAAGTTTAATTACAAAAGGAAGTTCAGATGCTATAGGAGATGCAGCTAGGACATCTGAAGATTTTGCAAATCAATTAAAAGCATTAAACGAAACATTTAAAGAATTTCAAGAAGCTATTGGATCAAGATTAATAACACCTTTAACAGAGGTTATGAAAATATTATCAAACCCTGAGCTATTAGTGGTTTATGGAATGGCTCTTTCAGGTGTTGGGGCTGCATACCTTGCAGTTAGTGGAGCAGCGACTGCTGCAGCTTTTGCAGTTAGAGGCTTTATGAAATTTGCTAAGATAGGATTGCTAGTTGGAGCAACTGTTGCATTAGCTGAAATGACAGCATCATTTTTTGGATTAAGAAATGCTGCTAGTGATTCAGATGATGAATTAAAAGAACTTGAAGATATTTTAAAGAAAAATGCAGAAGCATCAAAATTATTGAATGATACTAATGAAAACTTAGTTGTTAGTGCTTTAGATGTAAAAAATTCTGTTCTTGAAGAAAAATCAACCCTACAAGAATTACTAGACATATCAAAAGCACATAATAAAATTAAAAAAAGGCAAGCAGAACTAAATATAGCGAATATTGATAAAGAAAGTTCTAGTATTCAAACTAGAATAAAATTATTAGGAGATGCTTCTCAAACTGAATTACATGACCTTGAGGTAAATGAGAAAGCAAGAAGAAAACTACAAACTTCTTATGCTGAATCTTCTGTTGCACTAAAAAATGCTCAAAGTGCTTTAAAAGATTATTTGTCAGAAAATCGAAATGAAGTAAATGCTTATGGTGTTACCTCACAAGAGCATCATAAATTGAAAAGAAATATTCATGATTTAGAAATTCAGTATGAGGATGCTAAAAAAGCTCTAGAGGGTTATGTAGATGTTCAGTCAGATGCTTTTGATGAAGCTGAGATGGCAGGATTAAAAGAACAATTAGAACTTTTAAATCTCTCTAAAGAAGTTCAACTTGAAATTATTGAAAATTTAAACAATATAGACACTACCCAGCAAAAAGTATTTACTGCACAAGAAAAAGGCATTATGATAGCTGAATCTGTTATAGCAGCAGCAAATGCTTATGGACAAATGAGGCAAGCTCAGTTAGATGCAGGGAGAGCAGCAGAAATTCAAGCAGCTCAATCTATTAAAAGTGAAAGAAAAAGAGCTAAAGAAATTGAAAAAATAGAAGAAAAATTTGCTGCTAGGCAAAAAAAACACAACAAAGAAATGCAAAGAACAAAAATAGCTCAAACAATAATGAATACTGCTGTTTCTATTATGGAGATATGGTCAAATCCTCGTATGGGAACTGATCCAGTTACTAAAGGTATTTTATCAGCATTTGTGGGTGCATTAGGATTAGCTCAAGTAAAAGAAATTCAAGCACAAAAATTTGCTACTGGGGGTTATGTTGGAGGAAATCTTCATTCTCAAGGTGGTACTATGATTGAAGCAGAAAGAGGTGAGTTTGTTATGAGTAGAGCTGCTGTAGACTCTGTAGGGCTTGAAACAATGAATAGAATTAATCAAGGTGGTGGAGCAGGAGTTAATGTTTCATTTGCAGGAAATGTAATGTCAGATGATTTTGTAGAAAACGAAGCAATCCCTAAAATAAAAGAGGCAATTCGTAGAGGTGCTGATATAGGAGTAAGTTAATGTTAAATTTATCAGAGAAATTTAATAATGATATTCAGTATAAAGAAACGAATATAACACCATTATTAGTTATTGATAATGATATTTATATATCTACAGTAAAGGGAAGTTTAAATAGCGATATATTTTTAGAAGATTATAATTTAAATGTTACATCTACTACTGACTCTATAGACATAAAAAATAAAACAATTCAAATAAATAAAGTTTCCTTTACAATATCTAACTATGAAATAAATGGTAAAAGATTTAGTGATTTTATATTTGAAAGAGGGCTTTTAAATAAAGAAGCAGAGTTATATTACAAAACACAAACTTGTACTAGTTTAGAAGATTGTTTGTTGATATTTAAGGGAGCTATAAGAAAGTTAAATCACGATTCCAAAACAGTAAAGATAGATTTGGAAGATTTTACAGAAGATGTTTTAAAGAAAAATGTTCCCATTTCTAATACTGGCTATACAAACAATGTTTATAATAAAGATTATGTAAACAAGCCTATACCTATTGTATATGGAAAGGTTGATAAATCACCTGCTATTCCCTATATAGACAAAGAAAATCCAGAAGATGAAGTTAGTGTTCGCATTGTATGTGATGCTGTAAATACAGTAGATCCAGATAGGAACATACAGCTACAAGGAGTGTCAAGTATAGAAAGTGAATACATATCATCTTTAGAGCAAGGAAACAATCCTTTATATATCTACAAAGATTCTTATTATCAAGTATTGCAAGACTACAACTCAGATGTAATTACTGGTGGTGCTGATTATGATACAGAAGATTGGAGTTGGGGAGATGAGGAGCAATATACAATTAACAATGACATTATAGAAATAAGAAAAAAGCATCAAGGAGTTATACCACAAAATCCTCCTGCATTTAATGAGTTTCAATGTGTTAAGGTAAGATTTCCAAATCAATGTATGTTAATGACAAATGATTTTGGAGAAGAAGAAACTGATAATTATGGATTTTCTTATGAAAATATAAATGTTGATATTTTAAACCCTGAATTTGCAGTAGATAATCCATTTCAAGTTTTATCTAGCAGTAATATAAATCCTACTATATTTAATCCTGATAGTTATTTTGATACTAGAGCACAAATACCTAATAATTTAATAACTGAAGATAATGAATATTTATATGATGGGTTTAGATTACATCAATATAATGCAAATAATAAAGGTATGTTTTTTCCTAGTATTTCATCTGTTACTTGGGGGCACAGAATTTATGAATGGTTGTATTTATATTCTGACATAATAAATAATCAAGGATATGATGATCCAAGTATCGTATTTAAACAATTTCCAACAGCACAAGGAATTAAAAATAGATTAAGAGAAGTAGTAAATAATCAAATTTTAAACTCAGAAAATGTGCCTATTGGATTTAATTATGATACACAACCTTGGAGTGGAAGCAAGGGGATTCAGCCTCATTTTGTATATGATGACTCTAATTATGAGGGTTTAAATGCTTTTAGCACTGATGGAACTTGGTTTGATGAACAATTTTCTGCAACTGGAGAAAAAATAAATTGTCCACAACCATTCTTTTATTTTAGAGGAATAAAAAATAATTATAAAGATGTTTTTGGAGCAGATTATGTCTGTGTTACTATGGATAATAATACTATTAATATGTTTGATGCTTTGCCTAATAGTGGAACAACAAAAGTTTATAATTTATTTAATTTGGGAGATGGGCATCCATATTTATTTAATTCAGAGGATTTTGAAGAATTTGTACCTTACCAATTAACTAATTCATTTAATTCTGGTAGGCAATTTTTTAGAAGTTTTGGAGTTAAAAAAACAGAATTTAATACTTTTGGTCATAATCAACAATATTTTCATACTGGCTCTGATTTTAATTCAGGAGGAGCATGGTTTGGTAGTTATGGTATGTATTATGCAGGATGGAATCATATGAGAACTAGAGAAACTGATATGTTTGACAATCCTCAACAATCTTGGGTTTTATGGGCTAAAAAAAATATTGAAAATGTAGGAGATACTCTTGCTTATTTAACTGAATTTAATGCACAGCTTGACAATCCTTTTGATGCAATTCCTGAAGCAAAAAACAAAATAAGGATTACTAAAAACACCATATTTCCAAACACTCACAGAGCACATAACTCTTATGTAGAAGGTGGTTATGATACGATTGCTTTTGGTTCTTATGGCTCTTTAAGACCTTCAGGCAATTATTTTCAAATACAAGCAGAAGACACAATTGATTCACTTCCAGATAGAAGATTAAGTTTAATGTTTCCTCTTGGAGATTTAGACATATCAGATGAAATACATACAGACACATTTTTTCATGGTAAAATAAAATGTTTTATATCAGATGATACTATTAGTGCACCTAGCACAAGATTTGTATTGTCTGTAGCTCCAATAGATGTTGTAGATTTTGATTTAAGTGAAATAATAGATGATGATGCTGTTAAATTAATTGATAAAACGACTCAGCAAGTTGATGGAACTGAGCAATGGTGGAGTTCTGATCCACAAGATTATCCATCAGAAGATACTGATTTAAACTCAGAAAATGATAACTACACTTCTACAGATGGACTTGCAAGATTAAATTATTTTGATCCATCTACTTTTACAACTTTAAATTTAACATATAGAGTTAATACACTTTTAGCAAGTGGTGCTGATTACCCTGTTCGCTTATCAACAGACATTTATTCAGTCGGTCTTGTTCATTATATTATTTTTGAAAAGGCTTTAGATAGTCCTTTTTATGTTGATGTTTTTGGAAGAACTAGAGAAGGTCAAGATGGAGAAATTTCTTTAATAGAAAATCCATCAGTTATTATAACAGACTTTTTAGAAAAAGAATTAGACTATACAAATTTAGACTTAGAAGGATTAAATTTATCACTAGAAGCACATGAGCTAAATGCTTATGCTTTTACAATAAATGAAATTAAAAAAGGAAAAGAGTTTATTGAAGATTTATCTAAAGATACCAAGTTATTGCCTAAATTTAGAAGTAACTCTGAGTTTACTTGTTCTTATATAAAAAACACCTATGGTGATGAAGATGTAAACATAACTATTAATACTGACGATATTCTTAAATATAATTTTACAAGAACACCTTTAGAAGATATACATACTATTGTAAATGTTAAATATAAAAAAGATTATGCAGAAGATGAGTATATGAGAGAAACTGGATATGTAGATGGTTATGATATGTTTGGTAATGGAGATGGAATAGAGGAAGCTGAGGGTAGAGAAGATGGTTATAGCTATCAATATTTGGGCTTAGAAAGAGAAAATAAAGTTTTAGAATATGAAAGTGATCATATTAGAGATAAATATACTGCAACATCTTTAAGAAACTTTCTTTATATGTATAATTGCAATCAGCACAATATATTCAATTTAGAACTTCCAATAAAATATATCAATTTAGAAGCAGGTGATGTTATTAAGTTTGATAAGTTAATAGAAGATATTAAGGCTTATGGTGAAGATTACACACAGCCTGTAAAAAGAAATGGGCAAAACATATATCCATACTTTATAATTACTAAAATTACGAGGAAGTTAAAGGGAGTAAGTTTAAAATGTGTTCAGCTACACGACTTAATGCCAACATTCGATTGCAAGGTTGGAAGTATTACAAGAATGATTGATTCTAGCCAACAAGAATTTGTTTATTTAGAAGATTACAACCTTTTTGAAAAGTATTTTATACAAACATCAGAAAAATATTTTACAACAGTTCAAAAAAATGCAGCAGACATAAATAAAGATGGAATTATAACAATGGAAGATTTAAGTGATTTACATACTTTATATCTTTTTTATGAGTCAGTTTTAAATGGTCAATTTTTAGGAGATGCTAACTTAGATGGAGAGGTGAATGTTCAAGATCTTGTAGAACTTATAAGCACAATAACATCTGGGGATGTTTCAGAATTTGAGTTGTTAGTTCAAGATGTTAATCAAGATGGCATTATCAATGTAATAGATGTTATTAATATTGTTAATCAAATCGTAGAAGGTTCTATAAGAAATTATATTCCGGGAAATAATTATACTGATGATGTTGGTTTTGATGAATTTGGTTTTTATTCAGGAGTTCAAACAGGAGATGAGGATGAACAAGGAGGAGGTCTGTAATGAGCTATAAAATAAACTCAATAAAAAAGTTAGGAAAAGTTATTTTTAATTCTATACTTCCAAATCCTACATTTGGAGATATAAATATTACTGATGATGAAGTTAAATTAAATACTGATGGTATTGTTAAATTTATTACAATAAACTTTCGAGGATTAATTAATGTGTATAATAAACTTCCTGATGGCTATGGAATTAGTATAACTAAAAACAAAATATTTATTTATAATTTGCTAGGAAGAACTTTGAAAGATGAAGGTTTATTATTTACATTTATAGGAGATTTAGAGATAAGAAGTGTAGAAGTTAGAACTTTTAGTGATAATTTATTTTTATGCAGTATAACAGATAATAATAGAACTTTACTTATAAATCATAGTAAAACAAACTTAGAAGATGATAGTTTGCTTTTATTAGAAGAAGAAGAAATAGAGCCAATAAGATTTTCTTTAAATAAAAATCAAATAGATGACGACTCTATAAAAGGATTGCATACAAGAATACCATTTGCTAATGGATATTCTGGATATTACAACTATCATCCAAAAGAAAGACTATATGTTACAGGAAAGCAATTAACAAATGAGTCAGCTCCATTACTTAATCCAAAAACACCTTCAAAAGGAAAAGCTGTAACAAAAAAAATAATAAAATTATCTAATAAGTATAATAGAACATTAAGACAAAAAGATTTGCAAGAAGTGCAAGTTACTAAAAAGACTGAAAAAATACAACCTGCAATGAAGAAACAAGAGCCTGTATCTGTTGCAAAAACAAAAGTTGTTAAAAAGGAGGGTAAATACTAATGGCTTATCAAAATGTAGGTGGATCACCAAGATTTTTTATAGACAATTATAGATATTTAAGAGCAAGTGGACTAGAATTTGATACTTACACATCAGGAGATAACTTTCCAGATGATTATGATATTGCTTTTGGATTGGATGGTATGAGAGCGAAAGCATATCAAGGCAATGGAAATACTTTAGATTTTTACATACCTCTTGGACAGCAATCTGATTCAATAAACAACTTTAAAGATATAGACTATTCTAATAATATGAAGTTTTATTGTGCAATACTTAATCACAGACTTGGAACAAACAATTATAACATAACTGGATTGACATTTGCAGATGCTTTAAATGGACAATTTGAAATAGAAGAAAATCCAACATCTGTTTTAAACTTTCAAGCAAACAGCCAAGTTAGTGATGGAACTACTATTATGTTTACTGATCTTGTTCCCACAGAAACTATGAAATATGGTGGTTTTAGAATATCTAGTGAAGATGCTATAGAAAGTATTGATTTAGGTGCAATTAGTATGGGAGTAATGTTTACTATGCCCAACTCTCCAGACCTAGACATAACTATGAATGTTGAAATGGGAGGATTTGACTCTGTTCAAACTCTTGGTGGTTCTGAGATAGTAAATATAAGAAATACAGGTGCTCCATACTGGGAAAATAACAATGAAAAAATAATGCCTTTTGGTGTTGGTAGTTATTATGAAAATGTTACATCAGGATGCAAAAGAAATGGTAGAAGAATTTGGAGTATGAAATTTACACATATATCAGATTCTGATGTATTTTCATCTAATTATATGAAAAGTAATTATGTAGAAAACTCTGATGGTTATGATTCTGATGATATAACTGAGAATGAATTTAATTATAATATTTTTACAGATGATTCTTTTATAGCTCAAGTGTGGAATAAAACACTAGGAGGTGCTCTACCTTTCATATTTCAACCTGATTCAACTAATAACAATCCAGACCAATTCTGCATAGCAAAGTTTGATATGGATTCTTTATCTGTTAAGCAAGTAGCTTTTAAGAGTTATGAGATTTCTCTGAAGATTCGAGAGGTTTGGTAAACTATAATCCACAATAACCCTCATCACAATTAAAACCTTCAAACATTTCTAATTGACCATCATCAAAGTCTATATCTTCTAATGGTTTGCAAGAGTTGTGTATGTATAATTTATCTTTATCGCCTTTCTTTGTTGAGTTTCTAATCTGTCTATCAACTGCAACAGCTTCTTTCCAAGCCTTTCCATTTTCTTTTTGAATCTCTTTCCAGTAATCATTAGAGTGGAATGGACAAAATGTGCAAGATGATTTAACAGGCACAGGAAAATTATTATCTTTAAAAAATTCAATGCAATCTTTTCTTGTTAAATTATGATATATTAAAGGATAAAAATACTTAATATTATACATCCTTGATTCTTTCATTCTTTCTATTTCATCAATAGATATACCTAGCCACATTTCAGTTCTTTTCATTCTTTTCTTTTTTTCAAGACCATGAAGCCTTCTCACAGATTGTTGAACACTCCATATTTTATACTCTCCTGTGCATTGCCTCATCACCATACCCCCACTTTCACTAAAAGCAGGTATAGTAGTCCATTTTACACCTCTTGAATTTTGAGATTTTAATATATCTGTTAATATATTTTTATCTCTATTAATTATAATTTCAATGCCATTATTCTTTTCTTTCCAGTCTAAGAGCCAATCTAATAATTTATAAGTTTTATAATGTTCTGCTTGAGGATCAGCGAATATAGCATAATCTGCCCTAGGAACTTTATAACCTATACTGCTCATTAAATATAATGCAGTTGATTGTACACCCATACCTAAAGATATTACTTTTAATGGTGCATCTATATCACCTTTAGCATATTTTTTAAAAACATCACTATTTTTCATTTTCTTTCCACTCTAAAAATTTCTTGTAATCATCTAAAAATTCATCATATCTAATTATAATGTAGGTTTCGCCACGATCTTCCTTAACTACTACTGCATCTACAACCTCTGAAGGTTTTAGCCATTCTGCTATCTTTTTGCGACATTTAGCCTGTATTCTTAAATCGCCTTCAAGCAAAACATCAACTTCTTCGTGCATACCCAAAGCTCTACCATTAGAACCCCAAGCTCTTTCTGCACCTACCCCATAAGATTGTGCTTTATCTACAATCAACCTTTCAAATCTATTACCTTTTTGTTTGCTTGGATGTGTCATTTTTAACTTTCCTTATTATTTTTTTTAACTTCTTATTATATCTTAATAATGCTTCATCTGCTTCATCAAGCATTTTTTTTCTAAATTGTTTTTTACATTTACTACAAATCATAAATTTTTCTCAATATTTTTTATTATATCTTTGCATAACTCATAGGGAACTTTACTCCTTTCATAATTATCTTTCAAACCTTGAGTTCCTGTCCTACTTCCTCTTGGAGCTCTTTCATGATTACAATCAGGATTACCATTTTTGCATACAGGCTTAGGCTTCCATTTATAATCATTAGTCCATATGTCAGTTGGCTTTGCTCTTTTTACTTTATCTTTTTCAGGGTTATGGTATTGACAATACCAAATCGTATGCCTTATGTAGTTTTCTTTAGTTATTACAGGTAATTTCCTTAACAACCCTCTTGGATTTTCAATATAAAAATATTTTGGATTTAACATTTTAATAAGCCAATTAGTTTCTTCAATTATTTTTATTCCAATTTCAGCTTCTTTTGTTTTGGGTATGTATGCTCTATTTCCCCCTTTCCAATGATGTCCTATGCTTGCAACACTAAATGTTGTGCAAGGTGGAGATGCCCATATAATATCAGGTGCACCAAATTCATCCAACATTTTGTCGATATTAAAATCAAATATACTACAAACTTGATTTATTTTTTCAAATGGCTCTATGTCAGTAGTATAAGTTTCATATCCAAATTCTTCAGCAACTTTGCTAAAACTCCTAGAACCTGCAAACAATTCTAATACCTTCATATTACCATAACTTTTTTACTTTTTCTAACCATCTATGATACCTTTTATTTGCTTTGAAATTTGTTCCAAATAATTCTCTTATAGCACATTTATGACAAATAGTGCCTATAAACTCTTTTGTAACCATTGAATACCACTCATAGAATGGAGCATGATATTTCCATTCACAACAACATTTACACTTTAGTGATTTCTTCCCAACACACTTCATAAGGCTCGGTTGGAATTTCTCCACCTAATTCTAAAATTCTTTCTAATACTCTGGATATTCTTCTTGGGGTTATTAACATACCTGTTATTTCTGATCTTTTGCCTACATTCTCAAGATAATAAAAATACATATTTTTGTATAGTTTTATAATCATATCTTTATCGCTTCTGTTCATTATGACTCCTATACATGACTATCGCTATTACTATCATAAGAAGGTAGAGTAATATATCTGATGAGGACATTTTTTCTCCTTGTTATGTTTGTGGGAGTCAGAGGAATCGAACCTCTGCATAAGGGGGAATAAAATGAAAGGAGGACTTGCAACCCCCTATTAAAATAAGAACCTTATGTTCCAAAACTCCCATATCATCACAGATGAGATTGACATACTCATTTAAAAAATAAAAATCCGACTATCTTTATTCTTCTTCCTGTGATGAATTTTGATCACAATTCTGCATTTCTTGAAGTGTTTGTTGAGCAACTGATTCAATCATTGAGTCGCCCATAGAAATTATGACTTCTAAGCCTTGAATTGCAATACTTATTTTTTTATTTAAAACTTCATTATCTTTTCTAGCAATTTCTAAATTGAACCTAGCTTCTTCTATTAACTCTCTTGTATCTTTATCCATTTATTCTTCTCTTTTTTAACATTTCTTTAATTGATTTAATTGCTTCTTCTCTTTCTTCATCAGTAGCACTATTCTTTTCCATTTCTCTTTGATATTCCACTTGTCTTTGTTGTTGTTCATAAATCTTATCAACTTTTATAATAGTTTGCCCACCATTATTACAGGCTCTACCAAGCCAACGATTAGTAAACCCTTTAAAATCTTTTTTAGCTTTATTAGTGTTTGTAAGAAGCCATGCTCTGGCTTTCTCGCATTCTGCTTTTATATTTACATTTGGATATGCTTTACTCCACATATCAATCAATTCTTCAGGCATTTCATCAAAAAACTTATTAACTCTATCAGGATATGGGTCAACACTCTTTCCTTGATAGCTAACCTTGCTATATTCTTTGACTAAGTAATCAAAAAACTTTCGAGCATCAACCCATTTCTCCTCGCCATTCACTCTTACTTTGACTTCAAGAAACATCAAAACCACTTACTCGCTTGTTGTTTCTTTTTTCTTTCAGCATAATATGCTCTTTGTTTTTTAGCATCACATTTTTTACAATAGGAATTATAATACCCATTATATTTTTTTGCATTTAATTTGCTTAAAACAACATTACACATTTTGCACTTCTTGTCGTTCATTAGAATGGGATCTCATCCACACTACCTGTAGCACTTACACTATCTGTGTTTGATGCACTAACAGATTCTTCTTTTGGCTTAAACTCACTAAATTTAAGGCTCATATATTTTTTAGAACCATCTTTAGAAGTATTAATCCAAGATGCAATTTGCATTTTTTTACCATTAACTTCGCAGTTGCCTGTAAAGTCTGGATGTTTATCACTTTGTTTGTCAGTTTGTCTAAATAATACACCAGTATTATTATTATCATAGTTTGACATTCTTTCTCCTTTGTTTTTTCATGTATTTATATAACATTTCTATATCTTTAAAATTTCCATTACTTTTCATTTGATTTGCTTTTCTTGATATAATTTGCAAATTTCCCTTTATATAACCTTTATCATTATCTATTCTATCCAAAGAAGGAGAATTGTCTGTTGCAACACCAACTCCTACAAATAAAGGAATTTTGTAAATTGGACAATGTTTAGGAATTTTAGGAACATCTTTATATGTATATAATTCAAAAGCAAGATTTTTCTTTATTGCTCTTCTTCTTGCTCCCTCTCTCATTCTTATTCTTGGATCTTTTTTGTGCAATTCTTTTCTTCTGTTTAAATAAATTGGACAATTAATCCTATCCCTATCTCTCTCTAATTTTTTTTTAATGCCTTCTTTAGTTCTGTGCATATTGTCTTTTATCATATTTTTTACAAGTCCTTTTATTATGACATTGTTTTTTACATTTACTGCATCTATAATATTCTAATTTCATTTTACTGGTTTTTTCCCTTTTAACTTACATTGATACAAATATCTTGCCCTTTTATCTAACATTTTTGGTGTTAGGTGAGTATAATCATAAGGCTTAGGATTTACAGCCATACCGATATCTGTTCTTGTAATCCAATTTATATACTCACTCACTCTCATTGTCTAACTCGAATACTGAATGATCTCTACAATTCATACATAATCCAATCTGCAGGGGAACACTAGTATCTATACAAAGTTCATATAATGGTGGTGCATTACAACAAATACTATACCATTCTTCTTCATAAAAATCAGTAACACTCGATTGCATCTGACACCTCCTCTAAATATTGTTTCCATTGTTTTTCATACTTCCAGTAGTATCTAGCAACTTCAGCAATCTCTCTAGCACTAAATGATTTCTCATCTGCTAACCAATTAAGGAAGAAGTAGAACTCGTCATTGATATGACATTTCATTTCTTTTATCATTTTATCATTTCCCATTTTATTTTATAATATAACTTATTATTATCATGATACCTATCTGTTTCGCAGTAAGGTAGCAATTCTAAAATCTTTTTTAAAGGTATAAGTTTGTAAGAGTCAAAGGTGCTTGAATATACAAATAGTGTTAGTGGGAGAAGTTTACTCCAGAACTTGTAAGACATTGTATCTGAGTCCTTGAGCCTTAGTATATCCTTACAACCTTTGACCTCTACAAATACAGGAACACTTTGAAAAATTATAAAGTCAGGCATACTTCTTAATGTGTTAGGAATCTTTATAAAGTCTTTAACTGGTATTGGATCATTGTTTTGTTCAAATCCCAATCTTCTGTAATCAATCCCTTTATTTTCTAAAAACTCAACACACTTATTCTCAGCTAAATCAAAAGCATTTCTTTTATTATAATTTTCAGTATGGTTCATAGTTCTGTTGCTAGTGTTCCTGCTATTATTATTATTCCAAAAAATATTATCCAATCTACCATACTATACTCCAAACCCATCAGACTCAAAACTAGATATATTGCCTTCGTTTGTGCCTTTTTTGTAGTTATGTTTACCTGATGCAACATTACCATCATCATCTTCTGCTTGTAACCCTAATAATGATTGTAATGTATATCTTCTGTAATATGTTATTGCTGATCCTATTTTTTGTGCATCTAAATCAGTAGGTAGTTTTAATGATGATTCAACAGAGCCACCATCTAAATCAAATATAATACTATATTGCTCGCCATCTTTAATAGGTTGCAATAATAATAGCTTATGTTTTTCTAGTATAGGGGTAACTTGTTTAATTAAGGAATTTATATCAAAATACTTTGATTTGTAGAATGGGTTAGTAGAATCTTTACTGATTGCCCCAATCTCACTCTGGACTTTATATAATTTATTATATATACTTTCTTTTTTATTTGTCATTTTAAATTCCCTCCAACTTTATATTACAATAATTTGCTACTTTTTTCATTAATATTTTTGTATAAAGAACCTTATCAGATTCGCAATCTAAATCCATAGTTTGCCAAAAATAATCCAAAGCATCTTCACATTCTGCTTTGCTAACCTTGTTTATTTGCTTTTTATTTGTCATTTTATTCTCCATTGTTATTTATAAACCCATCTTTTTTAATTCTCTATCAACTTCTTGCTTATCTTCATCAGGAATATAACTCCAGTATTTCATCATAAGATTATAAGCGAATTGATATTTAATTAAACCTTCTAATTCTTCTATGTAATGATCTTTATCTGGCTTACTCATTTCCAACTCCCAAGTCATAAGTTACAACTCTCTTTGCATTTGGGTATAAATCATTAATGGTGCAACCTAAAACTTTACACATTTTTAATAATCTTTCATGATTTGGTGTTCTATTTTCTGCAATATAATTAGATATATCAGTTTTAGATACTCCAACTTGCTCTGCAATATGATTGGCTCTTAATCCTGACTTTAATATAACTTCTTTTATGTTATTCACGACTTTCTCCTATGTAATTAAAATCTAATACTAAAATATAAATAATAATTTTCATTATTCAAAACTTTTTTTTATTTTCTTGTAAATATAATATAAATTTGCATAATTCAAATATAATGTGTATAATATAGCCCTGTATTTTTTGGTTAAATACTTTTTGGTACAGGGATTTATAAAAGAGCCACACAAAAAGGGGGATCTGAGTACATGGCTCAAAGTAGATAAACAGACAGAATACTTTCTCAGGCGATAGTATATTATTGTAGAATGGCTGTCCATATTATAACTGATACTGGTTATAATTGCTATTAAATGGCTCTATGAAGGATATAATAGCAGATCTAACTTCTTGATTATTATCAGGGGGAAGGATACTGCTATTCTGGATATAAAGGATATAATAGAATATATATAATAATATATAATTAATCATTTATAATTTTTTATAAATTCTTTTAAACTACTTGTTTTTGAATTAGTATCAAAATCTACAATTAAATCATATAAATCAATCAATACATCACTAGAATAACAATTTTTTATAGCATATATTAATTCTTCTTGTAACTTTTTATTTTTCATTTTCTCTCCATTTTTATTATTATAACATCAATTAAATTATCTATTATAAAATATAATATCAGTAATATAATTATCCAGATATAACAACTTATATTAAATAATAGTTTAAATTCTAAAATTCTACTTAAAAAATCTTGATCTGGAATCATTATAATATTATATCATCATTTATATAAACATTGCATTTTATAATATTTAATGCTTTAGTTTTTAATAATAAATTTTGTAATAACATTAATTGTCTTGTATTACCTTCTTTATAATCAATGTTTAAATCATCTTTTTTTAATTCTAATAAATCAACTAATTTTAAATAATCTATTTTAACTGATTTATTTATAATATTATTATCTTTTTTAATTTGTACTATATACCTGTAATTAATATCATTTAAAGAATGGTTATACCTATAACTATTATTATTCATTTTATTTTATTCCTTATTTTATTTTATTTTAAATTATCTAATCCAATACATTCATATATATAAAAATGTATAAATAAATATATTTCACAATCTGATAAAATACCTTCAAATCCACTATTATATAATGGTACATAAAATTTTCTAGGATTTTTATTATATTCAATAAAACATCCATTATAATTATATAAAGTAAATTCTTTAATATCTTGAACAAATTCAAATCTTGAATATTTTTTACCATATTCCTTAGATGTCATAATTTCAAGTGAACTTCTAAATTTTATAAATTCATTATATAATTTATTTATATTAATATCATTATCATTAACTTCATCAATTAAAAATTTATCTTCAAATAAACATTTTTTATTTAATTCATTTTTAAACATATTTTTATTCATTTTATTTTATTCCTTATTTTATTAAAAATTTATTATAATTATTTATATCTTTATTACTTAGTACAAAACTTATCGCATCTTCTATATTATCAAATTGTAATTCCTCATCTTTATAACTATTAGCTTCTTTAAAAAATTCGCAATATTCTATTAAATCATTACCATAATAATCAATTAAAAGAATTTGATAGGTATTAAATTCTTCATTATCATAATTATTATTTTTAGAATTTGTTAAAAATATTTGAAAATATAATCTCCATTCCTTAACAAGTTCAAAACCTATAGAATCACATAAATCATTTCCATAACTAATATCTGCAAAATTGTAATATTTTGTAGTATCATTAATTATATTTTTGTTAAGTTCTCTTATTTCATTATTCATTTTATTTTATTCCTTATTTTATTAAAAATTTAAATACCTGCAGGAATTACAAAACCTTCATTAATTCCATCTTTTAATGCTTTTTTGCTACCTTTAAATTTCAAACCTACAATAACATTTTTACCATCATTATCTTTAAGCCTTAAATCGGTTTTATCTCCATCAATAACAATTTTATTTTTATATTTTTTAGGTAAAAGATCAAAAACAATAGCAACATTTTTATTTGTTATTTCATTATTTAATGCTTTTTTATTACCATAATAAGAATAAGTTAATTCATAATTTTTAGGTGTTATCCTATTAGCTATTTTACTATAATCATAGAATTTTATATCTGGAAATATCTCAAATATATTATTATATACTTTATTATTATAATTTACTTTTATATTTTCATATTTTATATCGCTATAACTATTTAATCTAAAAGTAGGTATTAAACCTTTTTTTGTACTTGATTTAATAGCACTTTGAATATCTTTTATTAAATATTCAAAAAATAAATCTCTATTTTCAAAAAATAATTTAGTTTTTCTTACTCTTGCTTCCATAATAGATTTATAAATCCCAGCATACCCATTATAACCTACACACACAGAGCTACAACTTGATTTATTTTTATTATTTTCTTTAGCTTTTAATTTGTTAGCCATGGGGCAAACATTATATCCACTTATATCACTATGAGCCAAACTTAAAAAATAGGTATGATATCCGAGTTTTATATTTTTATTTGCTTTATAATTTGTTGTAGGTTTACTTAATAATTTCATTTTATTTTATTCCTTATTTTATATTTTAAGTGTTGCTTCACCTAATGAATTGTTAAATTCTTCATTAATTAGGTTAATAGTTTTATTTCTTGTTCTTTGTGCTTTAATAAGTTTAATTATTATAGTTTCTAATTGTTCCTTATCTAGCATTTCAACTCTCTTAATTGTTTTATTCATTTTTTATTTTACCCCTTATTTTAATGTATATTTAATTATATATGCTTCAAAACATTCATTAATAATATCAAAATCTTTCTGTGTCAATTTTGATATGTCATAAAATTTATTTATTTCATTATAAAATATTTGGTTTTGGTCGTAGTTATTACACATATCATCAAAATTTAATTTAAAATCATTATAAATATTTGTTATAATTTTATTTTTTATTTCATTATTCATCTTATTTCACTCCTTTGTTTAAAGTCCATATTAAAAAACCTAAATTTAAAAATGTAATTATCCATAATAATATGTATATATATTCTATCATTATTTTTAACCCTCGTTTATTTATTGATATAGTTTACAAAGATTGTAATTGATATGCAAGAAAAAAAAATTTTTATTTTTATTTTATTTTTAAATTGATATGATATTTAATATTTTGTGTTATTTGGGTTAAAATGATATCAAAATCAATAAATTTATTTGATATCTAATTCTAATATTTAATTTGTTTATTTGTTTATTTTTAAGGTAAAATTTTTAATCTTCTTTTAGTGTTTATTTGTTTAAAATATGGTTGTTTAATGGGTGTTCTATACCATACCTAAATTTATTTAACTTTTAAAAATCCAGCCTAATTTGATTGATTTTAATTTATTTAAAAAGCAAGTAATATTTTAATTTAATTCAATCTATTTTCTAATTGAGACTCAGTCTCATTTAGATCTTGAGACTCAATCTCAAAAAGAATATTTTAAAAAAGCAAGAAATATTTTAAATTATTTTTATTTTGAAACTGAGACTCATTCTCATTTAGGGCAGAGACTAAGCGGATAAGGATTCTAATTAGTTCTCGGTTCACATTCCACACAAAAATTGAAAATTAACTTTCAAATGAAAAATTCATAAGAACTTTGACAATAACTTTAAATAGTATTATATTGTAATGCGATATTTGATAGTTTTAAGGCGATATTATATAAAATATGACAGATATTATAAAGAAGAAGAAAAAACCCTCAAAAATACTAGCTATAGACTTATTTGCATTTAACCCTCAAATAACTGTGCAACAGGTTGCTGACAAGTTGGGTGTTACTAAGAAGTCTGTGTTGCAATGGCGAGAAGATCCTAACTTCATAGATGCTATTTATGATAGGTATATGGTTGAGTTTGGTTCGCAGTTACCAAGTGTTTTAAATGCTATGGTAAGGGAAGCTCAAGCAGGAAATGTGCAAGCAGGAAGGTTGGTATTGGAGCATAGTGGTAAGCTAGTGAAGAATATAAATGTTACTATAGACAGTCCTTTTGAAAAGTTCTTGAAAGGTATGGAAAATGCTGAGGTGGTAGAAGATGAAGATATAATAGATGTTGCTGAAAGTGTTGATGATGACTTTAGTGATTTACCTGAAAGAGTTGTAGAGAATCAGATAGAAAGAACTAAGAAAGAGAATATTCGTAATAGAAAAGCTATTAAAGATGAAGAAAGAAAGGCTGCTTATAATCAAAAGCAGAAATTGTGGAGAGAGTGGAGGTTGAGAGCAGAAAAGGTTGGAATTAAGCCCCTTAAAGGCAGACGACCTACTCCTGCACAAAGAAAAGAGTGGGAACAAAGCATAGTAGAGGCAGAAAATGAAAAAAATTAAAGATATAGAGAAATGTTATGAGTTTTTAGTAGAGGCTAGAGAAATATTTGCTGATTTAAATGGAGATTCTATGGTTGAGGCTAGTAAAATAGAAAGATGGTGCAGAAAAGTAGATAGTTATATAGAAATTAGCTAATTCCCATAAAAGTTAGGTCATTTTCTCCTAATTCTTCGCATATTTGCTCATAAACTTCCCTAGTCATAGCTATATTTTCATCACTTTCGATATAAACAGTATCATCTTCTTTATAAATCCTAGTATTTTCGTCTATAGACTTTAAAAGCCCAATTATAAGTTCATAAAATTTTTTATCGCTCATTTTTTAAATGCCTTTTTTAGTTTATTGTAATATTTTTTAGCAACATCAGTCAATTTAGTTTCATCTAATGACATTCTTATAAATGGTCTTTCATCAACTTGAATTTTTGAATCTTTAAAAGTAGCTCTGTCGTGTTCAATACCATAATCTTCCATATAAACACCTTCTTTTGAAACTCTCATACTATTTCTTAGCTTGCCAGTTTGTATTAAAGGTCTTGTATCTGCAGTTGGAGGAACAGGCTTTCCCATCCAACCATAACCTGCCTTTCTATTATCTATTCTTATTTGAGATAATGGCTCTAATCTTTTACCATCATCTAATATTTTCTCCATAGATGTTTTATATTTATCTCCAGATTCTTTTAAAGCATTTTCAATAACTAAATCTAGGCTTTTTTTTAATTTTTCAAAGCTATATGTAGTCTTAAACTTCATATTCTTCTTCAGAGTCTTGATTTTCTTCTACATTTTCTACTTTTTCACCTTTCATAGCCATTAAATGAGGATCTTCCATAGCTTTTCTGTTATTTTCTACTATTTCTTTAGCTTCTTCTACAGATAAGTCTTGATTATACTCAATAAGCAGGTCTATTTCGTTAATCATATGATGTTTTATCCTATGTTCGTCTAAAAGTATCTGATCTTGAACTGTTTTTGGATATTCTGGCTCATTAAAGTCTAATCTTAGCTGTTCTGGTAGTTTTATACCATTATATTCAGCAATATGCTTTTCAACATGATAAAAATCGTGTTCATACATTCTCCAAAGCTCAATATCGTCTTGATAATCCTCAAATCTCTCTAAATCTTTGATTTTTAGTGCAATTCCACTAGGAGTTTCGCCTCCATCTTGTGCAAATTGGACATATAAGTGATTATTTTGTGCAACTAAGTCTAATTGGAACTTAATATTCTCAATAACAGCATTTATATCGCCTTGTGGGGATGCAATTCCATAAGTTGCACCTTCTGGTAGGTCTAATATTTGGTCAGAGCCTGCCCTTTCTATTCTTTTATCACTATCTACACCTGTCATAAATGGTTGTCCAAACATTTGAAACCTTAATCCTAGTTGCATTTCAGTCATTGCAATATTAACTTGTTCATTACAATCAACTATATCATTAGCTCCATCTACAAAAAACTCATCAACTTGTTCTTCTCTATGTGTAAATACGAAAGGCAAAACACCATATCCATGCTCATATTCTTCAATAATCTTTCCATTTTCGCCATAATGAATGTAATATTTGTCATCCCAGTAAGCATATTCTAAGTTTTGTGAGTAACTTATATCTTCAGGTTGCATTAATAATGGATATATTATAGCAGAAGGTGTAAAAGGATCATCTAAATGCACATCAAAGTAATATATTGGTCTGTATTCAAAGCAAGGAACACCATGCACCTCTTTATAAATAACTTGTGTTGCTATCGTTCCCATAAGCCTTGTCATTCTCTCAATATGTTTCATTCTAGCATTTTTCTTTTTTGTTAGAATATCATATTGTGGATTTACATTTCTATCTGCTCCAACTGTGTAGATTCTACTCATTTTATTTATAAACCTTCTTGTAAAATTAGCATTATAAGTTGGTATTTCTCTAAAAGAGTCTGAATCAAAGTAGCCCTCAATATACTGACTAGTATAATTACCACCATAATAGTCAAGCATTTTTCTTACCCACTCCCTTCTTTGCTTTTGCACATTTAGTCTTGTATCTTTAACTGACTCTTTTATTATTTGATCTACTGTCTGATTTTTTGAAAATGAACTATGTATCATCTTGCCCTCACTTTAAATTCTCTTTGTTTTATTGGAAACTGGTTTATAAAAAAATAACGAATCATATCGCAACCATGATCGTGATAGCCATCTTTTAATGGCTCTTGTTTTAAGTCTTGACCTTCTTTTACTTCTGGATAGCGATAATTTTCTAAATCTTCCATTATCCCTACACACTTTTTATTAACATGAAAAAATCTTTGACCTACAGCATTTTCTATAAAACCTCTTAAATGTGAAACACCAGAAGCTATGTTCCTTGATGTTTTATCTCTTTTAGTATTAACTATTATTCCATGCTTTTTAAAAATCTCTATATCTCCCATACCTGACTGCCCTTGAGCTTGCATACCTGCAGGATCGCCATAATATTTAATGACACCATACCTTTTTGCCTTAATTTTTAAGGCTAGCTCGTCAGTTTTTATATTTGTCTTGTGTATTATTTCGTCTATCATATTAATATGCCATATTCCACCTACTCTATATATTTGAAACCAACCAACAGCAGGCATCCTATACCCAAAGTCTATACTGCAATATGTAGGTAGGTTAGGATTGTAAGGAAACTCTCCTACATCTAAATCTCTTTCAAAAGGATAGACACGACCTGCAAAAGAAGTAAATTTAGCTCCATATTCTTGGTCAAACACCTCTTTAGACATATTCCTTTTTCTTTCAAGGATAAATTGGTCGCTTTTACCAGTAGGGAAGGCAAAATGATTATCCCAAGATGGTGCTTGATGGGATTCCCAGAGCTCATCTTCTTTACCAAGAAGATATAAATCGTATATCCAGTTAAAACCCTCTGGTGTGGTTATAAATATAGCCTTCCCTTTTCTGTCTGATAATGTTGGTGAAAGATACATATCCCATATCTTTCTTTTTACTTTGGCTGCCTCATCTACTATGAGCAAGTCTAATCCTTCTCCTACAAGCGAATCTGGATTATCTGCTGACTTTGCTTCAACAGTAGTTCCCCATTTAAACTTTATAAACCTATCTTTTTCAGAAGCTCTAATAATATCATTTGAATGTCCGATAACCATAAGCCTCCAAATTTCTCTAAACATAAGGTCTGCCTTATCATAAGACAATCCTACAAGCCAAATTCTTTTATTAGGCTGAGAAGCATAGTAAGTTGCTTCCATAGCTGAGGCTGTTGTTTTACCAAACCTTCTTCCACATACCATGACAAAAAACCTTGCAGTATCTTTGGTAGGGTAATGAAGTTTCTTTTGCCCATTGTGAGGCTTGTACTTCATGTACTCAAACCACTTTTCTTTATATTCTAGCTGTGTATCTACCAAAAATTTGCATTATTTCTAAACTTAATTTAAGTTATATACTTAAAATATGCAAAAATTTGCATAATTAATGTTTTTTATAACAAGAAGGAGGACAGTATGTCCGAAGAAAACACACAAGCAACGACAGAAACAGTAAGTGAAAGTCCTGCTAAAGAAACTGCTCAACCTAGCCCAAATGATCAGTATATTGCAGAAAGCAAAAAGTATCGCAAAAGGGCTCAGGATGCTGAAGCTCGTTTAGCTGAGTTAGAAAAAAAGTTCACACAACAAGAAGAAAGTAAATTAAAAGAGAAAGAAGAATTTAAAACATTGTATGAAAAGGCTTCTTCTCAAGTTGAAAGTTTAACTGCTAATTCTGAAAAGTGGACTAAGTATGAAGAAACTAGACGAGGAAAACTTTTAGAAAGTCATCCTGAAGAAGATAGAGAGTCTTTATCTAAATTAGATTTAGATACTCTTGAATATGTAACAAGTAAAATTAATAACATAAAACCAAATGCTCCTGAAGTTGTTGGTAATGCTAGAAATGTTATTCCAGATAAGCCAGTTGATTGGCAAAATAAACAATCTTTAAAAGAAAACTGGAGTAATATTGTTGGTCAGTACACCAAAAAAAGAAAGGGAGCTAGAAAATAACAACTCTCAAAATGAAGGCTTCGGCAGTTGAAAGAGAGTTTAATTCCTTTAGGAGGGAAAATAAATGGCAACATTAACAGGTATAGAAAATCCTACAGCTTCATATGCTTCCGATACAGAATTAGCTGTATTTATTCCAGAGCTATGGGCAGAAGCAGTAAGAGCTTCATTCAAAAAAAATCTAGTTTTAGCGAACTTAGGTGTTGATTACTCATCATTATTGGCATCAGGTGGAGATAAAATTCATATTCCATCAGTAGCTGATGTGGCAAATATAGCAACTAAAGCTCCTCATGTTCCAGTAAATTATACTAATGCAACAGAAGATGAAATCGCAATAAATGTAACGACTCATAGTTATGCTTCAGCAATGGTTGAAGATATGGGTAAAGTTCAGTCAAGTAGTGATTTATTATCTATGTATGCAGATTCTATTGGCTATAAAATGGCTTTAGGATTTGATGCTTCTTTAGAAGCTACTTTAGCATTAACTACTGAGTGTATTGATCTTGAGCCTTATAATACAACTGCAAAAACTATTGATGCTGCAACATTAGCACACATATCAAAAGTTGTAATGGAGAACGATTGTCCACTTAATGAGTGTACATTAGTTTTAAATCCAACTTTATATGCTTCATTATTTAGAATAGATGACTTTATTCATATTTCTAAAACTAATACAGCTAACATTCAAAATGGTTTAGTTGGATCAGTTATGGGTATGGATGTTGTTCTTTCTAATAACATCACATCAACAAATCATAATGATGCTGTTGATTCTGATGATGGTGCATTAACAAATGGCAATGTTCTTGGTGGATTCGTTGTTCATAATCAAGGTTTAGCTTATGCTTTTAGCAAACAGCCAACTATTGAATCTGAATACGACATTGATTTTATCGCACACAAAATGGTAGGCGATATGATTTATGGTTCTGCTTTGAATCAAGATGCTAGCCAAACTAAAGTTTGGGGTATTGTTGAAGATGGTACAACTGCTTGGTAAGAATTTCTTACTTTGCTTATTAATCTGTAAGGGGGGCTTATGCTCCCCTTGCATTAACTGGAGAATATATGAAAGATATAAAAGTAAAATTTAAAGGTTTGTATGCACCATCTGGAAAAAGAACTGGTGTAGAATATTTTGTAGGAAAGGCAAGATTAGAACAATGGAAAAAAATTGGAAAGTTTGATATAGAAGTTTTAGAAGAACCTAAAGCAAAGCCTAAAAAAGAAAAGGCTAAAAAGGAGAAAGAATAATGGCTCAAGATGGAGTTGTAAAACAAGCAAAAAAAGTTATAAGAGTTAAACCTACTGTTGTAGCAGGATCTACAGATAGTGGTGATGTTATGTTTAATGCTACAGAAATACCAAATGCTGTAATAGGCAAAGGTGGTTCTTCAAAATTAATTGGATTTACAATAATAGATAAAGATCAAGAATCTCACGACATGAGCTTAATTTTTATGTCAAAACAAACTAATTTTGGCACAGTTAATGCTGCTCCAAGTATAACAGATGCAAATTTGCAGGCTGCTAAGGTTCTTGGTGCATTTAAACTTGATTTTAGTGCTCAGCAAATTGTTGTATCTCAAGACTCAGGAAGTGCAGCTATTTATTCAAGTTCAGGTCTTATGGGTGCAAGTAATTCAAGAGATTATTTTCCTATGATTCTTGAGGCTGAATCTGATTCAACTAGTGTTTTTTTTACTGGAATAGCTAATGAAGCAATGGATTATGCAGCAACAGATGACTTAGAGTTTGTATTTTACATAGAATATTAAAATAATATAAAAAAATGAATCTTATAAATGAGATTAAAAAGCATGAAGGCTTTAGGTCTAGGGTTTATAAATGCACAGAAGGATTTGATACCATAGGGTATGGATTTGCTATAAAAGACTTAGAAATAGAAGAAGATATTGCAGATTTAATACTTATGAGAAAATTATCTAAACTACAAATCAGAATTTGTGATACATTTGATTGGTATTTAGACTCTCCTCAAGAAGTTCAAGATGTTGTTGTTAATATGTGTTATCAATTAGGTCTTGCAGGATTTTCTATGTTCAAAAAAACCATTTATTACCTAGAAACACAACAATACGAAGAAGCTGCAGATGAGATGCTTGATTCCCTTTGGCATAAACAAACTCCAACTAGAAGTCAAGAACTTAGTGAGATTATTCGTAGCCTTGCCTAATTTTTATTTTTCATAAAAAATTATTAACTTACTTCAAAGAATTAAGAGGAAATGTATGGCAAACAAAGACTTTGGAGTCATTAAAAGAGTTGTCGTTACACCTGATAAGCATTTTCCCCTACACGATCAAAAAGCAATAAATGTACTTAAAAAGACTATAGAAATAGTCAAGCCTGATGCTTATGTCGATTTGGGAGATGTTGGTGAATGGGAAGGCTTCTCTCATTGGAAATTTAAAAATAAGAAAGCCCCACCATTAGAGTTTCTTATAGAAGATTTTAAAAAAGACATAAAAGATGTAAACAAGGGAATGGATATGATAGATGAATCCCTTGATAAGGCAAATTGTAAGGAAAAATATATAACAGAAGGGAATCATGATAATTGGCTTAATATTGCAGTTTCTAAATACCCTTACATCCCTCAATACAACTTTGCTAATGCAGTTAATTTGGCTGATAGAGGATATGATTATTATCCTATGGGTAAGTATTTAAAGATTGGAAAATTAAATTTTTATCATGGGCATCACTATGGAGGTCAATATCATACAGCAAACCATTTAAGAAAACTTGGTTGCAATATAATGTATGGACATTGGCACGACTTACAACAAATGTCTGCTACCCATATGGATGGTCAAAAATCTGCTTGGAGTATTGGATGTTTAAAGGATATGTCAGCAGAAGCAAATGAGTGGCTTGGTAATAGAAGAATCAACTGGAGTCATGCTTTTGCTATAGTAGATTTTTTTGAAAGAGGTTTATTTACAGTTCACATTATTCAAATTATAAATGGAAAAACTTGTTTATGGGGAGAGGTAATAAAAGGTTAAGCACATTTGATCAAATCATTTTAATTTGGATTATGATGGTTATATGGGGTGGATTATTGTTTTTATGTATTTATGTTATTGTATTTATTTATAATATTTTAATGGGATATTAAATGGATTGGTTAGAATTATTAGAAAGATATGGTGTGCCATTAGTAGTAGCTGTAGCATTTTGGCTATTTATACAAAAACAAAACAAATTTATACAAGATGAGCTTCAAAAAGAATTAAGAGAATCTTTTACTCGTGTTGAAGGGATTATTATTAAATTAATAGATAATAGCAAAAAACAACAATTAGAGCAAAAAGGTATAGAAAATAGTTTTAAAACCCTAGTAACAATCATTGCTGAATTATCTGGCAATGGGTTGAAGGACAAGTTCCTTCGTATGCAGGAGAGGAATGAAAACAAAAAATACTGATGAGTATAGAGGCGAGGTAATGACTCATCTTGCTTATATAAAAGAAAAAGTTGATGCAAACTTTGAACATTTAGAAAGAGTAAATGGTAGATTGAATAGAGCAGAAAATGATATTGTTAAGCTAAAAACAATAGGGCTTACTCTATTTACTATACTAACAGTAGCTATTAGTTTGGTTGGTATCTTGCAATGATACAAGGGTTAATTGTAAAATTAATATTTGATTCTATTTATAAAGCTATACAAAGAAAACATAATCTTAAAAAAATAGATGATTATGTTAATAAGCCTAATGAGCTAGATAAAAAATTTAAACAATCTCAGAAAAACCTAAACAAGGCTTTAAAGTATATTGAGGTGTTAGAAAAAGATGTGGGGGCTTTAAAAGCAGATTCTCATCCACCTCTATTTACCAAAAAAGATTTAAATAAAATTAATAGAAGATTAAAAAAATTAGAAAACAAGGAGAAGTAACATGGAATGGATGGCAGCAAACTGGGAATGGGTTTTGCTTGGCTTTACAATAGTAGAGAAAATAGTAAAACTTAGTCCAACAAAGTATGATGATATGTTATTTGACATGATCTTAAAACCTATATTTGAAAAGGTTAAAATGAGATAATGCCAAGAAGCAAACTCCCATCATTAAATTCTATTAAAGATGGTTCATTTGAACCTAATAGAAAAAATGCAATTTCTTTGGGAGATGATTCTGTTCTAAGTGCAGACTCTAAACCTATAAAAATCGGAGAAAAATCATCTATTTTAGAGCTTTCTGAAGATAGTTTGATAATTAGAGGTGCAATAGAGTTTGATACTTTACTTAGAGGAATACTAAATTCTCCTAATGAAAGAATGGCTTTTACTGCTAAAACAGGGGAATACAGGTGGTATTCTACTAGTAATGATGAAGATTATGTAAGAATGTTTGTTCTTGGAGGTAACTGTTTACTTCAAGCTGTAGATGCAAGTGGTGGTACTGAAGCAGATATAAGTTTAGATGCAGGTAACGATATAATTTTAGATGCAGAAACAGGAGTATTTAGTTTTCAAAAAGCAGGCGATTTAGACGATTTATGCACCTTAACTGTTGCAGCAGATGGTGCAACAACTATAGCAACTGCAGATTCTGATGGAGCAGCAGGTCATTTAACATTAGATCCTGATGGAGATTTAATAGTATCAGGAGCAGATGTTAAAATAGATGCTACTCAAAAATTATATTTAGATGGTGGGAGCAATAGTTATATATATGAGGAAGCAGCAGATACTATTACTTTAGTTGCAGGGGGAACAAGTATGATTCAAATTACTGAAACCCCTATCGGTAATTATGTTAGGTTTGAATCTTGTGGTGTAGGGTTTGACCAAATAGAGCCAACTTACAATTCAAGTAATACTGTTGTTAGCTTTGATGCAGGAAACAAGCAGTTTTTAACATTTGGAAGTGGAAATATAACTACTATAAAGTTAGGATTTCCATTAGCTTCAGGTAATTTTACTTTAATTTTAAAACAAGATGGAACAGGTAGCAGGACTATCACTAATTGGAATGTCTATGACATAAGTGGAAGTGCAGCATCAGGAAGTTCTACAGTTAAATGGGCAGGTGGCTCTGCTCCAACATTAACAACAGATGCTAATCATGTTGATATATTATCTTTTTATTGGGATGCAGATAATGAAATAGCTTATGGAGTAGCAACATTGGATTTTCAATTTTAATGGTTTTTAAAGACGAAACATTAGAGTTTTTTGACAACAGGATAGTTAATGCAGATGGAGCTGAAATTATGATGGATTGGGAAGCTCCTATAATGCAAAAATCAGCAGAGTTTATATGTCATAATAAAGGCGATATACTTGAAATAGGATTTGGTATGGGGATTTGTGCAGATTATATACAGGCACAGGGTGTTAATTCTCATACAATAATTGAAATACACCCACAGATTATTGAAAAATTAAAAATATGGGCAGATGACAAGCCTAATGTTACTATTATAGAAGGCGATTGGTATACTGTAGACAATCTATCAACTTATGATGGAATATTTATTGATACATATGGAGATAATAATTGGAATAATGTTAAATCATTTGTGTTAAGTAGAAGTAAAAATGGTGCTAAAATTACATATTGGAATAATTTTGATTTAAAAAACAATGAGCATTCATTTGACTCTATATCATTTGAATCTATATCAATATCTCCTGATTCTAATAGTTATATGAATGGGAATACTTACTATATGCCTAAGGTAGAATTATAATGGCTACAATTTATGCAGATTCAAGTGATGGATGGGTAAGAAGTTTTAATCAATCAAGTTGGTATAATGCAAGAACAGGAGCAGGAGGTTTAGGTTCTACATCTACTGCAAGTATAGCTGTTGTAGGGGTTGGTGCATACAAAACTTCAGCTAGAGGTGGTGGATCTGCTTATCATGTATACAGGTCTTTTTTTTCGTTTGACACTTCAGCAATATCAACAGATGTATCTTCTGCAAGTTTAAAAATTAGGGGAGTTAGTCTGTCAACAGGAGATTTAATTGCACTTAAATCAAATTCAGATATAGAAAGTTTAGGAACAGCAGATTTTGATGCAATAGAAGGATGGAGCACAGGAATAGGTTCAACAGATGGTAGTGGTGGTGGAGATAATGAAAGTAATGTTACTGAATATTCATCTGAAGTAACTACTTGGGATGTACTTGATTACAATACTATAACTTTAAATGCACAAGCCTTAGCAGATATGAGAGATAACGATAAGGTTTATATTGTTTTAATTAATTATGATTATGATTTAAAAGATGTAGCTCCAACAGGATTTTCAGACAATAGGAATGGGCTTTTTTTTACTGAATACACAGGCACAAGTCGAGATCCATATATTGACTATACATTGGCTGAAGTAACAGCAACAGACAATTCAGTATTTTTTGGTACAAATTTTTAATTAAGGAGAAAATGTGGTAAATTACGACAAGAGAATTCAAGAATATAAAAAAAGATTAATTTTACTTGAGCAAGAATTTATTATGACAAAAGGCAAAATTAAAGAATTAGAAGATTTAAAAAAAGAGTCTGAAGAAGAAAAGGAAGGTAAATAATGGCAAGTTTTACAGGTAGTGCTTTAAAAGATGTTTACAAAGATATACTTCATACAAGCAATTCTAATACAGGTTTATCAACTACTATAAAACAAATAACTTGTGGAGATGGAGATGGTACATCTTTATATCTATCTACTCAAAATACTAAAATACAGCCTGCTGCAGATTCTACTACAAACACAGTTATACTTGATAAAGATGGTAATGCTTTAGTTACTGTTGATTCTACAAATGATCTTGTTAAGGCAGGCATAGGACAGCATACTGTAAATACACAATATTTAAATTTTGGAGTAACAAATGCTCAGTCAGATTTTTCTGCAAACACACATCATGCTATACCCATATCTTATGTTTATGTAAATGAGGGAGCTCAAAGCATAGGAACAGGAACAAATCCTGATACATCTAAAACATTTACAAGTAATTCTCATAGATTTATAGGTCATTATTTTTATTTATGCGATAACATAACAATAGATAAAGTAGTGTTTTGGGTTGGAGCAGATACAGCAACTGGAGATACAGTCAGATGTCATCTTATGAGCTACGACATAGAAACAACTTCAGGTGCTACAAGTGGAGATTTATCAGGAGGAGTTGTTTGTGCTGATGGTGCAGACATAGTATCAGCAGGACACGAGCAAAATTATTATCAACAAATGACAGTTCAATCTGCAGATGTAAATGCAGGCAAAGTTTTAGTCTTTGCATTTAGGCAAGACTCAGCTAATTCAGATTATGGGATTCATGCAACAGTAAAGTATCATTTAAGGTAGAGGAGTAAAAATGGCAAATGTTAATGTAAATTTAAGTTTAGGGAGAAATGCTTTTAGTAAAAGCAAAAATTTTAATCAAGTATTTGAAAATACACAAGAAGTAGATAATACAGATGGTTTTATAAATTTATTGTCTGTAAGTGGAACTAAGGGTACTGCTATAGTTCCTTCTATAAAAGCATTTTGTGTTTATAATATGGGAGATGTTCCTGCAGAAGTGCAGTTTACATTTCAAGAATGGAAAAATAATTCAAATGTTGATGATGCAAATGCAGTAGATTTGGGCGGAGGCTCAACTAACATAAGATATGTTACTATGCTTTTACCTGCAGGAGATTT